CAAGAGTAAAATTTACATCGAAATCGTTGTAAATAATTTTTTTCTTACATCGAAAACGATGCATAAAATAAAATTTCTTGCGCTAGGAATGATGTAAAAAATATGGTATAATGACGGCACAGTTAAGGCGAAAGGGTTGAGCGAAAGTGAAATACCCCAGCTTCTTAGCAAAGCATTACCGCCCCGTTCGGCGCGTAGTTTTATACTGCGTTGTTCGTCCGTGTGAGGGTGTGGGTGGTCTCACCGCCTTATCTGTTTCTCTGAAATGCTTTCATATCACTATCCCAACGCTTCTTATTTACGTGAAAAATTACGCCGCTATCAGGATAAATGCCAATATCTATCATTCTGTTTTTATCGCCGTTTAAAGCTTTGGCTATGATAAAGCCGCCATTCTTTTTTGAGGGCTTGATATAATCGTAATTTTTTAGGGCATCGGCAATAATAGCTTTTACCTCGTTTTCATCTTTAAACATCCCGTCATCTTTATGGTGCTCGTATAGATATTTAATCGAGCCTCTGATTTTGTCGGTGCTTAAATTTATCTGCCTTTTTAGCTCTTTCGGCACTTCAAAATGCTTAATATTTTCCTTTGAATATTCCCAAATTTTCTTTTTCTTGGCTAATTCGCTCAAATCAAGCACGCGCCCCTGCTGCGTTATCAAATCTCGCATAGTGATCTTGCCTTGCATAAATAGCTCGGCTCTGCCTTTGCCTAGCGTCTTTTCTATCGTTTCGGGGCTTTGGGTTTTTAGCCAGTCGTTAAACGTCATATCCTGCGGCACGTAGCCGTTCATACTTGACCTAGTGCGACCGCTTGCTTCATCCATCCCCTCTACGTCCAGCTCGTCCCAGCTTTTGGTTACGGGTATTATGGTGCTACGACAATTAAAATGAGTATTTACGCGGGGCTTGCGAAACGGAAAATTATGCCCGATAGGTTTGTAGTCTTTATCCCATATTAGCCCGTCGTAGGCTCTGCATAGTTCTGACGTGCGAGTATCTAGCGTGGCTTGATATTTGTAGCATTTTATGACGTCGTCGTTTGCCTCAAAAAATGCTTGGCGTATTTCGCTTACTATCGCGCCCGCTCCGGTTAGAGCGATAGCGGTAGCGTCGCGTTTATTTTTTTGTAAAGCCTGCGCTATCCTTTGGGCTAACATCGGCGTAGTCTCGCCCAAACTCACGCCTATCTTTAGCTCGCGCTCTAGTCTCTTTTTCTGATCGGCGTTTAGGCCATTGTTCCACGCTTTGACGGTCGCGCCCTCTAGTTGCGCGCTATCTACTAGCCGCTCGATGCTACTCTCTGGCAATACGCTAGAAAATAAATTAAATCCCGCCAGCTCGTTGTAGTCTAGTAGATGGTCTTGCTCGTTTTGCGCTAGGGTTAAAAAATCTTTACGCAAATCGGGCGTTTTTAAGCTTTGTTTGAGGTCGCTTATTGTTTGGGCTAGATTATTCGTTACGTTTTTCTTTTTTAAAATTTGAGCTTGCAAATCGGCGATCATCTCGTCGTAAAATTTCGCTACTTTTTTACTTAGCCCATTTTTTATCCGCTCGTGCAAAAGAGAGCGCGCGACTTCAAGCTCGGCTATCAGTTGATTAAACGGCTTCATCGCTCGGCGTTACCTGCGGCGCTGCTTGTTCTAGCTTAGCTTGATAGTCCTCGTAACTTTGGATAGTTTTAGGCATTAGCTCGCCCTTTAAAAGCGCGTCGTAAAGCACTTCGTTAGGAATATCCCCGCTTTGAATGCCTGCGATTATTTGCGCTAAAAGCTGCGGCTCGATCATCGTTAGATTATAGTCGGTGTTGATTTCGTAGATTAAATTTTCGCTCGCAATATTCTCAAAAAAGGCGACGTCTTTTAAAAATGAGGCTATGCCCTCACTGATCGTAGAGGCAACATTGGTTAGCACCGCATTTTCGCCGCTTTTTCGCATTTGCAGCGTTTCGGTAGCTTCTGCGGTCTTTTTCTCGTCTAGCAGCAGACGCGCGCCTAAAATCGACATCCTTTTTTCTTTGACTGCAATACGGGTTTCAAGCGTAGACAGCCCCGCGCCGCTAAATTCTAAAAAGCCAACCTTTGCGCTCGGGTCGTTTATGACCCAAACGGCGGTAGAGCCTATTTTTAGCTTTTCGCTACTCTCGCCTTGATAGCCCGTGACGTAAGGCGTAGGCAGTGCTGTAAAATGCGTGCCGTGTTCTAAATCGACCTCGCTTCTAAAATGGCTAATATTAACTTTAGCCAAATCAAGCAATGGCGGTTTTTCTACTGTCGTTTTTAGATCATTCACGTTAAAAAACGTAAACGGCAGATATTCAAGCTTTTGCCCGTTTGCGCTCGGATAAATTTCGCTAACTACTTCAAAATTCCCCGCCTTGGTTTCGCTAAATACTCTTTGACGGTAGTAGCCCTCGTGTAAATCAAGCACTCGGTAGCGGGTTTTTATTTTCTCCACAAACTCGTCATTTGTCGGCTCAGTGTAGGTTTCGGCCAGCACTACAAGCGACGTAACGTTTGAGCCGTTTATTTTCGTGGTTCTCCAGTTGATGATATTTTCGGCTTTATAAAGCGTGGCGTAGGCTCTTAAATTTAACCGCTCAGCTTCAAGCTTTGAGTAGTCGGACTTCTCAACACTAGGCAGATCTACAAGCACGCCACAACGCCCCACGCTTAAACACTCGTCGGCGATATTTTTGGCAAGAGCTTCTAGCGTGTCATCATCTAGGCTGATATTTTCGCCGATTGCCTTTAACGCTTCTGGCAACTCTACTTTAGGCGGCTTGGCAAACAGTAGCCCAGTTAGCGCAACCTGCGTTCTTGCAGTCGCATTGTAAAACTCCGCACGTCCTACATAGGCGCTGTATTCCTCCGCCTCTTGATCGCTTAATTTAGGCACGTATTTTTCTTTTGCCACCTCGCCTGCTAGCGCATCGCGCATTAATTGCCACTTGATTAAATTTTTAGAATATTCGGGATGTTTTGCATTTACCGCCATTTTGCGCCTTTTTTCTTTGCATTCTACTACTAAATACCGACTACCTTGATTTGGTAATCTCGCGCAGCTATCGGGTATTTATACGCGATTAGATAACCCAGCGCGTCATTGTAATCATCGTTTGCCGGGTGTGCGTCGCTTTTTTCGGGCAGCTGGGTTTTATTATCCCACGCTTGCTGCTCTAAAGCTTTGGTTAAGTTCGGGCATTTTGAAATATTTACGAGCAAGCGGCGTTTGTCAAATAGGTTATTTACACAATTTACGCGGTCTTTTATGCTAGGGTTTGAGTGATTTACAAATACCAAATGTCCCGCGCCTCTTAAAATCTGCGCATCCGTTTCGCTCGCGCTAGTTTTTCTATTTTGTCCGCTAGCGTCAGGGTAAATGATGATTTTATGCCCTTTGTAGCGATCGCGCAATGTTTGAGCCATAGCGTAAGTGTCATAGCTAATTATTTCATCGACAGCATACGTAGTGATATTGCCCTTTTTGTCTGTTCGTTCTACGCAGACTATGTTTATACAGCCGCCGACGTTAAAGTCCGCGCCAATGTGTAGCGTCTCGCCCTCTTTGATAGTTTCCGCGCTTGCGTGGGTATCGCGGCTAAAATAGCTATACACTGTGCCGCTAGTTAGGTTTACAAATTCGCCCTCTAAATACGCTTTTAATAAATTCTCGGGGTATTGCTCTTTTAGCGTGTCAATGAAGTCGGGCGGCAGATACTTATTATCCGCAGTCTTTGCTTTGATTAGCCGTTTAGTATCGCCGCCTTTTTCTATGAAAATTTGATATGTGGCGCGGAAACCCTCGGGCGTGGTTGTGATGATAAATTGCCTAGTGTTACCTGCTCTTAAGCGGCCTAGTAGCTTCTCGTAAGCTTTTAGTGCTATCTCGGTTTTTGACGTATCAAACTCGTCGCATATTATCCACGCGGCGTTTATACCAATAAGGCGCTCCCAGTTTTCCATACTACGGCATAAAATAGGCGTTTTGGCACCGTTTACGTCCAGAGTAAATACCGCACTTGATTTGTTAAATTTATACGGCACGCGCCACTCGACTAGCGCATTTTCAAGATCGCCGAATAGTATATCGCGCAAGAGCGGATAGGTAGGTTCGGTTATCACGCCTGCACAACCCGGGTTTAGAAACGCCAGCTGCAAGGCTTTTCTAACTGCGGCGTAGGTTTTGCCAGCGCCGTAACCGCTGACTAAGCCGATGATTTTTGTGCTTGTGTCGGCTAGTAGCTCGTATTGATGCGGTAGTAGTTTGACCTCTAGTTTACTCATCTTTGCTTATCACGATCTGTTGAATTTGGGCTTCTTGACTTACATTTGCATTGTTTATCGTAGTGCCGCCAAAACGAGGATTAACGCCGAGCGTTAGGCTGGCTTTATCTATCGCGTCTTGCAAGGCTTTGTAGTCGTTTGCGTTTAATTCCACCGGCTCGAAATTTTGCACCCCGTCGCCTACGCCCACCTTTTCAAATTTTGTATTTTTGTTTAGCATTTCCGTAATTTTGGCTAGGTTTTTTTGAGTAGCGTTTTCGATCAGCCGCCTATTATAAAATTCGTCTCTCGCAGCGTTCGCGATCGCGTTCGTTTGTTCGGGCGGTAATGTTTCTCTTGCCGACAGTAACGCAACTTGAGCGTTCACTAAGTGTTCGTTTTTGGCTTCTAGCCCTTTTGTGATTTTATTAACCGTGCTAGTGGATAAATTGTATTTTTTAGCCAACTCTCTTTGCGAAAATTTACCCGTCAAGTGGTCTGCTATTATTAATTTTTTTACCTGATCCGATAGCTTCGCCACCCGCTCCCCTTAAAATTTAAACTCTAGTTGTTCTTTTTTTACCCTACGCGGGCGTTTAGTTTTATTTTTTAGCTTTGCGCCGCTTTTGTCGTACGACTTTTCAAATACGCTATACGCCTCAATGTTTGCGAAGTCGTTGCGGCTAAAGATAACGTCCGTTTTAGGGATTGTAGCTAATACGGCTTCTTTATATGGTTTCATCGGATCGGCCTTAAAATCCGCACGCACACCCTCTAGCACATCGAGGTATTCGGGCTTATATCTGGCAAATTCTAAGTCTTTATACGCCCGCTTCGGCTCGATGCCGATCTTTAGCGATATTACGCACGCCATAAGACGGAAGTCGTCATTAAAAAACTCCGATAATGTATAAAATCTATCGACGTCGTATTTCAATCAGCGCGTTCTCCCCATCTCGCTCTTGATAAAATCTATCGCCTCGCCCGAGCCGTAGCAAACTTTCGCCTTTGCGTAGTCGTAGCAGTTGATAGTATCTATCCAATCCTCTTGCTCATCCGATACTCTACTCAGGCTCTTTTTGGCGCGCTTCATCTCCACAAACACGATCTTGCTAGGCAAAAATACGAGCATATCCGGAAAGCCTGCGCTAGTTCCCATTGCTTTGAGCTTCTTTTTGTATTGCACGCTGGCTACTCTTTCATTTGCTACGTGCGTAAATGGGATTTTATTTACCCGAAGCCAATCGGAAAAATACATCATCTCGTGATCCTCTAGCGGTACTTGCCCCGTCCCTTTTGCATACGCTAGGGTGTTTTCGTATTTTGGTATCATCAAAACAAACTCCCTTGCTCACCTTTGACCCTTAGCCAGCCCTCGCTTAACTTTACGCGCTCTTTGCCACCTGCGACGAGTATCACGACTTCGCAGCTTTCAAAATCCACCAAAAGCACGTCGTAAAAGTTTCCTCTATCGTCTGGTCTAAATTCTAGTTTCATACCGCTAGCTCCTCATTAAAATAAACCTCTTGCGGCTCTTTTTTGTAAAAATCAGGGATATTCACTTTAAAAAGCCGCTCGCCTATCCTGTCTTTTGCCATTTCGAATTCTCTTTTTACGACTTCTTTTCGGTCGTTCGTAGTCGCTTTTAAATAAATTATCATATCGCTATCGTAGACTTGATCGCCGCTGCCTTTTAGGCTGTTTCTGCCGGCTTTCAAGTCCGCCTCGCTGATTTGATTGATTAGTATCACGATCACGCCTAGCGTGCGCGTTAGCTCGCTTAGCTTGCTTGATATTTCGTTGTTTTTCTCGTATTCGCTAGCTTTTTCGTTGCTCACGCGGATTTTCATACGGCTATCGATAGCAAATATCTTGTAGCCTTTTCTTGATAGCTTGCGTATTCTTGCGGCGATCTTGTCTATTTGCGCACCGTCTTGATAGATTTGGATATTTTGCAGCACGTCCCAGCTAGCAAATTTAAACTTTCTGATTAGGATTTTTTCGTACATTTCGTAGCTGAAAAAACATACTTTTTCGCTTTGTGCCATTGATTTTAAAAGCTCTAGCGTAAAAGTGGTCTTGCCCGCAAATGAGCCGCCCGCTATGTTGATAAAACTACCCTCGGCTAGCCCTGCGCCCTCTAGCTCAATATCTAGCCATTGTAAGCCCGTAGGGTAGAATTTTAAATCCCTATTTTTTTCTACGCGCTTAACGAATTCACCCATATTTTCGCCCTCGTCGTTACCGTCGTCTAGGTCGTTTATTTTTCCTAGCGCCGATCCGAGTATCTCGTATGCGTTTTCTAGCTCGTCTTGCGTTAGTTCTGGCTTGTTTGATAGATCGCTCTTGCTTAGTTTTTTTAGCGTTTCTTGTAGCACTGCGCGGCTCTTGATTTGTTTTATCAGCCAAGAGTAAGATTTTTCGCCAAATAACGGGTTATGCGAAATGATCTCATCGCACTCTTTTGACAAAACGGCATCTTTCCCGCATTGCATCACTACCGCTCTGCTTATGCTCTCAAAGTCTAGCCCCTCTTTGATTTTGTCGTTTATCATCCTTGCGATTTTAATTCTTACGCCGCTAAATAGACTTTCGTCTAGCCCTCGTCTCAAGAGCGGGGCTAACTCGCTATCGGGGCTATCGTATAGCGCGGTAGCTAGTAGCGTTTGCTCTAAGCCTATTCTCTCGTCAAATTTCATAATTATCTCCTAGCTCCCAGCACATATCGGGGTAATCTTTGCGTAGTTTGTCCGTGCCGAAAGGTTTTATTTCGCGAAAGCCGCCTTTTATGCAACGCCTTACGATCTCTAGTTGCGAAACGCCGACGTATTTGGCTAACTCAACGCTTATGCGCTTGATCTCAAAATCTTGTAGCGGTCGTCCTCGTTTGCCCTCTAGGTATGGGATTAGGTGCGTGTATAATATGCCCTCAATATTCCAGCCCATAAGGTCAGTCATCTTAAGCGCCGCGTACCACTCTTTTTCGGTCGCGTAGTTTTTAGGGCTTGTGTAGCTTACGTAGTCGCTATTTGATTTTCTAGCGTCTAGGCTAGGTTTAGCTTCTAGTGTAGGTTTGCTTATCGGGTTAGGTTTCTCTACCCCATAACCGACTTGATTTTCGTTTAGAGGTCGATCGAAATTTTTATTCTCGCTTTTAGCTGCTAGCGAAGTTTGATTTTTCTCGCGTGCGTGCGCATAAGAATATTCATCTTTGTTTGTATTATTCTCTTTCGGCATTTGCTTAATCGTCGGTTCGTCATTTGCCGAATCGTCGATTACCGATTTGCTTAATCGTATTTCGCGTCTAGTTATCTCTGCTCCGCGCTTTTTGTAGTCGATTTTTATGTACCCCAATCGCTCAAGTTTTTTTATTTTTTCAGAGACGGTTTGAGGCGTTATTTTGTCGGCAATAAATAGCTCTACAAAATAGTCATTAGACGCATAACAATAGCCGTCCTGTGCGGTTAAGTTAGATATTGCTAGTAGTAATCTAAGCTCATTTTTTATTCTAGCGTCGATAAACCACTCGTTAAAACAAACCGCATAACCCTTATTCATCACAGACCCCTTATTTCGTGTCTAGCCATATTGTCGGGTAGATACTCGACCCTTATTACTCCGCTTATTATTAGCTCGCCTCTAGCTCTCACTAGATCAATCGTGCTAAATTTTAGGTCGTCTAAAATGTCGCAGTCGGCTATTATTAAGCCCCAGCCTTTGTTTTGCAAATACGCATAAAGCAAAGCGCGCTTGTAGTCGCCCAAAAGATTTATCAGAGTTAAAATCTCGTTCATTGTTTTTCCTCCTTAGGCAACTTGTAGCCAAATCTTAAGGTATAATCATCTACGATCAATGTGCCGTTTCGCTTAAGACTCTTGACGACCTTATGAAAAGTATTACGGCTAATTCCTGCAGCTTCTATAATCTTTTGAGACCGAATATAAACAAACTCATCCGTCTCCGCCCTTTTTATTTCGGTTTTGATAAATTCAAATACCGCTTTTTCGCTTTCGTTCATTCCTCATCTCCCTTAAATTTCTCTACCGTCAGCCACGCAAATATGGCCGACACAAAAAAGCAAACCGCCAAAAAGCTCAAAATTATCCAAATTATCAGTGCTAAGAGTTTCATCTCACAGCCTAAATTTGAAGTAATTAATAAGCTCAAACAAAATAATCCCGATCGCAAAAGACGCGATCACAAACTCAATGCTAGGCATTACGCTATCCTCTCGACGACTTTTAAAATCTCCGCGCTATGCTCCGTAACGGCGTCTTTTTTCGTGCCGACTACTACCAGATAGCCTCGCTTTATCAGTTCGTTTGCGCGACCGCATACGCCGCACTCTTTGAACTTATGTGTTTCGCCGTACCAGCGCGCTATTTCTTGCCGTGTTGCGCCATTTGGATGCAATTTAAAGCATTCATATACCTGCGCCCGTTTGCCGTTTAGAAACGGCTTTATGGCGCGATATGCTTTTAACGATGTTTCAGCGATCATTTTTTAGCCTTTCAACTTTATTCACTCTAAAAGCCCCTTGATGTATAATCAGTTTGCAACAAAAATCAACACAAGGAGCCATTACAATGAACGCACCAAGAATTAACCTCGACCTAAACAACCTTTCTAAGCCGCGCCTAGTCGTTACTTGCGCCTGCGGTAAAGAAAGCAAATATGAGCTATCAACCATTAGTGCCGGCACCATCGTTACCTGCGATTGCGGGCAGTCCGTCGAATTTGGCGGAGACGACCTGATCGCAATAGATAAGCAGATTAAGCAGTTCGCTAGTATTTTTAAGAACTAACGACCTGTCGCAGCCCGCCTTAAGTTCACAGCAGCCTAAAATCTCGTTAAGTAGCTCTAGCCCCTTTATCGTGTTTTTTAGGCTGATTTTGTTTGGCTCTTTAGACATTTTCAGTCCTTTTGACATTCTTAGTCGCTTCTTTTAGCGCCCTCATTGCCTCGTATGTATTTTCAAAAGCGAGGCGGGCATTTTTAAGGGCGTCCATTATCGCGGTCGGGTACGGCAAATCATTGGTCTCTGCCTCTTTCTCGGCGGGTAGCGATACCGCGGCCTCGGGGTATCTATTACCGTCGTTTTTCGCTTGGGTAGCTTCCTCAATCCGAGCAACGGCACTTTTTATCTGCGCCAGCTCGTAAATCATATTTTCTTGGCGGAGTTTTAAGATTTTAATCTCAGCCTTGAGTTTTGATTTTTTCATCTGCTCTCCTTTCAAATTTGACTTTCATTTAAGCCCTTAGTAGAATTCCAAGCGACCAAGCTAAGAAATTCAAAACAAAGGACTTAAATGACAGACAAAGAAATCGTTTTAGAGCTGACGAAAGCCGTCATAGAAAAACAGTTTGATTTAACCGTCGTAAATGAAAAAGAACGTGCCGCAGCGACAGGTGATAACGCTGCAGCATTGTTTAACGCCATAGCCGACGGCATAAAACCTACTTTGGATAAACTCGCTACTCAATGCGAGAAACAAGCCCACAATAGCTAGCTAGCATTTTTATCATCTTGGCTTGGTCGCTCCACTCTAGCTTGTCAAGCCCCTTAATCATCTTTTTTAGAGACTTGCGAAAAGCTTTATTTTTGGCTTTAGCAACTATTTTTTGCTCGTTCATCTACTCTCCTTTTTAGCCTTTTTGAGGTGTTTGGCTTCTTGCTCGGACTCACATATTGGTTTTTTTAGTTTTTTTGCCTGCCTTGTTAGTACAATTACTCTTTTGTATTCGCAAATCGCTTTGCCAGCTTGCTCCTCTACAAACTCGGGCTGTGTGAGTATAAGTTTCTCCAGTCTTTTTAATGACGGCACTTTCTCGTTTTTTATCCTGTGCATAAGCACTCTTTCATTTCCATAACTAATCATAATTGCAATATTACGATATTCGTAATTAAAAAACGCTTAAAAACTTACGATATTCGTAATTAAAAAAATGTTACAATATCCGTAACTTTTTTAGAAAGGACTACTATGCACGAAAAAGAGAAATTAGCTGGGCTTGTGGAAAATGGCGGGAGGGGAACAAAGGCAAAGTTGGCACGCGCGCTAGGTGTCCCACCTGTGTATATTACAAGATGGACGAGCATGGATTATGTAGAAAATATCCCAAGAGAATATTATGTGCCGATCGCTAACTTCTTTAGTATTAGCCCTAGTTTCTTTTTGGATACCAACGAGAGCAGCAACCTTATTGAAGTTAAATTTGTGCCGGTAGTTGGGGAGGCGTCGTGCGGCGTAGCCATCACAAATTCATACCAAGATAAATCCAGAAAAGTGCCGTATACGGGCAAAGAGTGGAATAAGGAAATGTACGCATTAATTGCTTCAGGCGACAGTATGTCCCCAGAAATTGAGGATGGCGACAGTGTAATATGCGACCCAAGAGCGAGCATTATGCACTGCGACATAGTCCATTACAAATTTATGGGCGAGGAGGCGGTAAAGGTTTTTTATGACAATACTGAGCTAAACGCCGTTGAATTAGTCCCATACAATCAATCCGCCGAATTTAAAGTAAGAGCTATAAGAAAAGACGATGAGTTCTTTAGCGAACTACAGATGGTTAAAGTTGTCGGGGTTAATAAGTCAAAAATGAACAACCGCAAAGCTAGGCTTAGACTGATAGGCAGGGGTTAATTTAAAAAACGTGACTTAGCCCCCGCCTAGTCGGTAGCTACTCCATAAATTCAAAGAGGTTTTAGGAAAGGGGAGGGGCAAAATTTTAGTAAAACTTTTGGTATATTGTGGTATATTGTAAGCCACTAAAAAGAGCTAAGAGGATGTAAAAATATGCTTATTGACGCTATTAACCCCTACCAAGAAACTATCAATTATGAGTTATTGTGGGCTAGTATTCAAAACAGCAGTTTAAAAAAGGTTGAGGAATTAAAGCACGCGCCGCAACCTCTCGATGCGCAC